ATAATTTACTATTCCCTTATCATCGTGCATAACAAAAATATGAGCGTTTTCGGTAAATAAATAAATATTTGAATGATAATCTTCATTTTCTAAATCATAAGGCGGATCAGTAAATACCATATCAGCCTTTTGTCCGTTCATTAACTTAGCAACTGAATCGCTATCTGTTGAATCGCCACAAAGTAATCGGTGTTCACCTATTTCAAATAAATCACCTAAAACAATATCGGTTTCAATACCACCTTCAGGAACATCAAAATCATCTTCTTCAGCTTCAAGTTCTTCTTGAACGCTTAAATCAACAGGTAAATCTAAACCCCAATCGTCTAACTTTTCAGCGTCCCATTCATTTGCTAAACTATCCCAGTCCCATTCTCCAAAACCTACGTTATCTTTTATTAAGAATTCGTTTTTTTGTTCCTCCGTCCATTCGTCTGCTACTATAATTGGTACGGTTTCGTGTTTTAGTTCTTTTAACGCTCTTAAGCGTTGATTACCACCCAAGACAACGTATTTATTATCTACGTCAGTAAAAACGATTAGAGGGCGTTTATTTAGCATATCAGGGAACTCCTGAATTGACTTAACAAGTTTCTTGAATTTATCGTCTTTTAAAATTCTTGGGTTCTTCGGGTTGGGTTTAACCTCGCTTATCTTTACTAACTTCATTTAATTTTTCTTCATAAGTTGTTGAACATACCGCTAAACGTTGGTCTATATCTTCGTATTCAAAAGTCATTGTATCGTCAATCATGCATCTTTGAATGAAGTCTTTTTTGCTTTCGTCTTTTCGTGGCTTAGGAATTGGCATCTTCGTAAGTGTTAAATAATATTTCTAATTTATTCATTACATCACGAAGACAAGAACCACAAGAAGTTGGTTGCATATTTACTTTAAATACTCTATTATAAATTCTTAACAGTTCCTTTTGTTCGGTAGGCTTCATTGAATAACGTGTTTCAGAATACCATTCTTTTAAATATTCGTATTCGTCTTTTAGTAAACATTCAGGTTTACGGTACGGAAATAAAGCGTTTAACTTTGCTTTACGTTCGTCGCAACCGCAGTCTTCACCTAATAACCATTTAGCCACTTTTGAAACTCCAGTAGCTTCTAAAACCTTTTCTACTGTGTCTCCTAATCCTTCGCTTTTAGCCGCTAATATTTCGGCTTTTGTTCGTCTTTTTCTTGTCATAATTTAATTTTTAATTCGTTCAATAACATAATCTTTCGGATATACTGCAACGCATTTATTAACCTTACAATTTTCATGTGAATAAATTACCGTGCAATCATTTACAAAATCTACATACATTTCACCGGGAATTGATAAAAAGTGTTCTGCATAATCGGGTCTTACAACTCTAATGTAAGTCATTTTAGTTCTGCATTTTTCTTCTTCTTCCATAATTTATTTTATTTAGTTATATACCACCATTGTGGTTCTATTATTTTACCTATATATTCATCGTCTTTGATGTAATCCCCACACCAAAACACATCTAAAACTTTGTATTTTGCAACTTCATTATTTTCTACTTCAGTTACTTCACCTACATAATAACAGTCGCCATCTTCAACATCCCTTATAATATCACCTATTTTAAATTTCATGTTATTTTATTAATTCGTAATCCTGGTTCTTAAAATCTTCGTAATCTTCTTTTACATTATCTTTTAAGCGTTCCTTACAAGTCTTAATTGTTTTCCATACGCTTTTAAAACTTATTCCCGTTACGCCTTCAATTTGCCTTGTACTCATTCCGGAAGTTCTATATAAATCAAATAATAGTTGATCGTACCAGTGCCATTGTTTAACCTCTTGGTTTATCTTTATTTCTAATCGTTTCTTTGCTTCAAGTATTTCGGGCAAGTATTCGTCTTTCAGTTGGTAGGCTTCCGTTATGCTTACTTTTGTTATTCGTGTTTTGCTCTTTTTATAATCAAAAGTCATGTTTCTTAAAACAGTCCAAACAAAGTTCTTATTCAGTTTGCCGTTTAAATAAAATCTTTCAACGTTATTTATTACAGCCATTTTTAAATACATTTCCTGGACTATATCTTCAGAGTAAAATTCCTCTCCAAAAGTGCCTACAATTTTAATCCAGTCTTTGTGGTGTTTACTTAGTTCTAATAAAAACTTTTCATTTACCAAAGTGAACTAAATAACTGAATAACTAAAAAACTTAATAAACCTATTGTAACACGAAACATTGATTCCAATATTAATTCGTCTTTATATACCCACCTTTCAAATTTATGCGCACTTTTCCAATATACCAAAACAAGAAAAACCCTATCTAAAATAAATAGGGTTATCAAAAACGGTAGTAGTAGAATGTATCTCACTTTACAAAGTTATACTTTTTTTTTAATTATCTATCGTCGCGCATTAATTCTTGGTAGTGTAAAATTTCTTCAGCTTCATCTTCGTACTCAAAACCAAATTCAGTTGGGTCTTCGTAAATTAATTCCTCTAATGTTTCGCAAATTAGTTTTGAATTACGGTTATTTAATATTCCGTGTTTTACGTAACTACCTTCGTGGTCATATAAATCATAACGGGTAATATAAACTTGTAAATCTTCTACTTCGTTTCCATCTCTTGTAAATTCTACTTCAAATTGAAACTCCATTGAACCAAACCTACCTAAGTTAATATCGAAATATCCTTTACGGTTGTAAAAATCTACTGCTTCAATTTTCCAATTACGTTTTTTCATAGTGCTTTGTTTTAATTATTTCTTCAAAATTAATATAACTTTTTAAATAAACAACACTTTTAGAAAAAAAAATATAACAGTTGCTAAAAAATATTGAAACATCTTTTAGCTTTGTATTACATTCCTTTTTCATTTAGGTATTTCGCTAAACGCTGGATCGTTTTACTTGTTAAAGACTTACCATTTAAAAACGTGTGAATATTTGACTGGTGCAATTTAGCATCCAAACAAAAAGCATTCAATGATAGTTCGTGTTTTTGTAAGTATTCCCGTAACATTTTACGCGTTAACTCGTCGCTATTTGCTATTATTTTACTCGCTTTCATTAGAAATCGTTTAAGAAGTCGGATATATCATTGCTTTGCGGCTTCGCTTGTTGTTCTTCAGCTGGTTTAACTGATAAACTTAAATAGTTTTTACCGTTGTTACTTTGTTTTTTCCATGCGCTTATATAAAATTCACGTCCTAAAATTGTTATTTTACCATTCATGTCGGGGTGCGTTTCTTTCGTCTTTTTGTCGTTTGTAAATAACGCTCCGCTGTTGTCTCTTTTTTCCATTTTACTTTTTATTTATTTTTACTTTTAACATTTTAATTACTAAAGAATCAGCATTTACAGTACCGCCTTCATCTGTTACCGTTAATAAGGCTTTTACTAATTGGTTTAATTCTTTTAGTTCTTTTTTTAATTCTTGTATTTCTTGGTTAACTTCGGGGTTCATTTTATTAATCTTTAAATTTTTCACACTCGTATTCGCTTATTGTTTCATTTAATAGTTGAATTTGAGCCTTTGCACTTGTTAATTGATTTTCTAAAACTTGAATTTTACTTTCTAAAGATTCATATTTTAATTTATATTCAATCATTTTAGCTCTTGATTCTCCGTATTTATCAATAACGCTTTCAAAAAATTCTGCTAAATCTATCATATTAATTTAATTAAGTTGTTATAATATTCTCTACATTCTTCTATTCGTGTTTTAATAGCTTCGATAACATCCTCGTCACGCTTTACTACGTGCGTTTTAACGCGCTTTTCCTTAGGTATGTGCATGAAAGTGTGTTTATCTTCTACAAAGGCTCTTATATCGTCGCTTTCTCCTATTACATTTTGTTTCCAGTGTTCCCTTCTAACTTCATCGTCAACAATTTGTTTAGGCGTATCAATCAAACAATAACACAATAAAGCCTCTTGTTTGTCCGTTAGCCACATATAACCCTGAAGTTGGTAGTAATAATCTTTGTTATTTAGTTCGTTTTCTATTACCTTATCAAAAAACGTAAACGCATCCCAAGAACTTTTAACATCTATTAGTACATCCGTGTTTACATCTGGCTTTCCTGTTACCCAGTCATTAGAAAATTGTTCTTCATTCTTGTAAATAAAGCCTACGTCTAAAACACTTTCAGTTAATTTAATCGCTTCGGGTTCTACTTCGTTTCCTTTGTCCGTGTATCTACTCCAGAACTCTTTGTGTATTCCGTATTTTTCTTGTATTGCTAATTCTAAAATATAGCTTTTAGTAGTTTGAGAAAGGCGTTCCCCCTTTGTACGGGGGTTCGTCATTATTTTGCCGATTTGTGAACAACGTACTTTCATAATAACAAGGCTTTTTCTTGTGCTTCGCTTAATTGAAATTTCTCTTTTAACTTTTCGATAGTAATTTTACCTTCGTTAATTGCTTTTAAAGCATCGGTAAACCTTTTATTATCCAAGCTTTCTTTTTTAGGTTTTTCTTGTTCACCTGAAGCGTCCGTGTCTTTGTCGGTAACTAATCCTAAAATTGAACTTAAACAATACCTACGAAAATACGTAACTCCAGAACCGAAACTTTGAAAATCATTCATTCCTTTTAGTTGTACGTATGGAATTAAAGTATTTGAATCAATCATTTCCCCGCTTTCAACGTGAAATAAAACCGTTTTAAGATAGTTTAATCCGTCTTGTGAGTTAATTAATTGTGTGAATCCTAATCCGTGTTTTTGTAGTAATGGATTTACTTCGCTAAATATTTTTGGAAGATCCGAATATGAGTAACCATATCCTTGTGTTTCTTTGTGAATTACTTTCACTTCTTGCTGGAACGCTGCCAGACTTTTTAATAAATGTTTCATAATAACTTTGTTTAATTTTCTACAAATATAATCTAAATTTTTAATATAACAATAGTTTTAAAAAAAATACTTAAAATAATTTTAATTGTGCTACGTGGTTGTTTATTCGTTCAACCGCCTTTTCGTAGTATTCTAAATCTAATTCACAAGCCGTTAGTTCAAAACCATAATCATGGCACGCTATTGCAATACTTCCACTACCTAAATGAGTATCTAAAATTTTGTCATTTGGTTTGGCGTATTTGTTAAGTAACCATTTGTATAGTGCAACGGGTTTTTGGGTTGGGTGTATTCTATATTGTTGGCTTGGGTGTTTATTAAACTTTTTAGCACTTGAATTAAAAGAAGCCCAAGCCATTTCAAATTGTGCAAATGTAACATCTTCTGAAAATCCTTTATCCCATAATAACCAACAAGGCGAAGGTTTTAAAAATTCAGTCATATAGTTACCGCCCCAAATTATTTGGTTTTTACTAACCCTAAATAATTCATCAAAATAATATAAAGTAGGAATTGAATTGTCATTTCCTGCAAATTTATGATAATCGCTTTTTTTATCTCCCTTTCTCCTACCCATTGAAACGTTTATATTAATACCATAAGGAGGGTCAACAATAGCTAAGTCAAAATGTTTATCAGGATAGCGTGCCATTAATAACATATTATCTTCGTTTGTTATTTCTATTTTATCCGTTACTTTCATAAAAATTTCTTTAAACCTTGCACCGCATTCTCAATTGAGTTTGCACGTTCCTGAAGGCTTGTTATTTGTTCAAGTATAGTTTGCTTACAATCGCTTGTGAAATACCCGTGTGACGTCGCTATTAAGGGTATTAAGCTATTTGAACGAATGTAATTAACCATTTTGCGTAAACGTACGCCAGTCATTTTAATTTTGTATCCGTTGTTTTGTAAATATTGGTTCATTCGTGTTACTATTAATTCGCTTTTTATCGGATTGTTTTTCTTGTATTGTCTAAATCCGTGAATTACTATATTTAGTATTTCCATTTCTTCAGCTGTTAATTCGCTGGTGTGTTCTTCAAATCCCGTAATCATTTGTAAATGTTTTTAATGTTATTCTTTTCAGCATATCTAATTACAAAGTCTTGCGCATCTTCCAACCTTTGACTTGAATAAAGATACTGCCTATTTCTACGAACGTAAAAATAATTGTAAACGTAACCGTACTTGTTTTTTACCTTAGTTGGGTAAATCCATTTTAATTTAATTTCCATACTTATTTGTTTTATGTTTGTCAAAAGTAATATAAATTATTAATATAGTTCTAATTCTTTACATTTTTTTTTATAAGTTGCTAAAATTTCTTTTAGTTCCTCGATCGTGTACTTTCGTGTTTTTGTAGCTTCAGCGCTTAAATTTTCAAATTCTTCTATTCCTATTTTCTTTAATAGGTTTTCACGGTAGTAAATTAAGTTACCCGAAAGAAAAGTATTACAGTGTTCGCATTGTAAATGAACGTTGCGTTCGTCAAAACGTACCGACCAATGATTGTTTGCATTGTAGAAGTGTCCAGCATTTTCTTTTAACGGCTTTTTTTGACACGAAATACACAGGTTGCCAGCATCACGTAAACGAATGTATTTATTAAATACTTGCTGCGCTAATTTTATATAGTCCTGGACAGTCATTAAATCGGCTTTTAACTTCGCTTTTTTCTTTTGCCAGTTCTTTTGTTTTACATCGTTTATCCATTCAGTTACGCAGTTAGGGTCGAAGCAATTTTTTTGCAAAAACACGGACGGTTCGAAAGGTTGTTTACAATACTTACATTTTCGTGTTTTCATATACAACTTTTTAATATTTCTATTGCTAATAAATTTGGTATCTTGCTTCGTTCGTAGCTCCCTTCTTTTCCTTGAGTTCCTGTAGCTGATCCCCTTGGTGCTTTTTCGTGTTTGCATTTTTTATTACCGTTAAAACATTCTGCTTTAGGTATCCATCCATTTTGATTAAAAATAGAATATAAATTATTTGTAAATATATCCGTAGGTTTTGCCCTATTATCACCGTATTTACAATACCAAACAGTAGTTCTTTCAATATTTTTAACAAAAGGCATTTTTCTCATCATTCCCCTTGGGTTTTCAATAAAAAATTTTAGACTTGGGTTTATTTTTAAATAGTAATTTATTAAATTTATTTGGTTATAATTTACATTATCACATTTTTTTGCATAGTCGCTAACCGGTATTATTCCTTTTCTGTGGTGACTTATTGCAGCAATTGAATAAGTAGTACAATCGGGGCTTGTCCAAATAATATCAGGAATAAACGGAATATCTTTTACGCTTAATTTTTCAATATCAATAACTAAATTTATTTTATCAAAAGGTTGCCAATCTACACTAAATACATTAAACCCTAATTTTTCAGCTTCATTACCAATAGATCTACTACCAGCGTGTAATTCAAGAACATTCATAAACCTTCTATTAATTTTTCTACATTTATTTTTAAGCTTTTATTTTCTTGTTTTAACATTATGTTTTCAAGTTCTAATTCGTGGTTACGTCTATTCGTAGCCATTAACATTTTATCTACGTGGTTTAAATATTGCACCGCTTCGCCTACTTCGGTTAAACTCTTTTCCATTGATTCAATTAGTTCTTTACGGTCAGGTCTTTTTTGCTTTATTTCTTCCAGAGTATTGTTTATTTTCCAGTAAACTACGTTTAAACCAGCTTTACGTTTTATCATTTCTAACATATTTATTAATTTAAAATGGCATAGTCATTTCACCATTTGCGTTTTCAATTGGTTTTAATTCTTCAAATGCGCCTTGTTTAATTCGTTCGCTAAACGAAAGTAATTCTTTTCCGTTTACAATATCAGGCTTTAAAACAGATTGTTTAGTCGGGAAACTATTTGATTCGTGTTTTTCTTGTGCGTACTTATTGAAACTTTGGTTACCTTGCCATTCATCAACGTAATACACAAATTTACTTTTATCAAAGCGTAGTAATATTTCTCCTACTTCGCCTATCGATCGTGGTTTAATCTTATTGAAATAAATTTGTACTTCATTCGTACTCGGGTTTTCACGGTGTACTGTTATCATGCATTTACCTGAATTAAACCATTCACTACCACCTTTTAAATCATGCGGCGTAGGTGCGTTTCTTTTACCGTTTTCCTTTTCCGTTAGCTTAGGGTGTATTATTGTGTGAAAATGTAGGTTGTTTTCTTCAGCTAAATAATTTCTCAAAGGTAAAACGTATTCTAAATATTGTGCGTAACCACCGTATTTTTCGTATTCGTGGTTTAAGTCCTTCCAGCTATCTATTGAAGCTGTATGTAATCCTTCTTCGTACTTTAATTCGACTGCCATTTTCCAAAAGTCAACTGGTGTTATTTTTCCTTTTGTGTCTTTTCGTGTTAATATCTTAAAATGGTTTAGCACCCAGTCCATTTCACGGGTAATTTCAGCGTCCGTTATTGTGTTATGTGCTTTTGGGTCAAAACTTTTACCCGTTTTTTTGTGTAATAAATCGGCTAATATTTCAACATTGTTACCTACATCAGGAAAATAAACTAAATGTTTCCAACCGTAAAATTTAGAAGTATTCATTAAACACTCCATTAATACTTGCGTTTTACCACTCATAGGAAAACCAGTCCAATCCGTGCAATTACCTAAACTCATTGAATAGTGTTTATCCATTACTTCAAATCCTAAATACTTGCCTTTAACGTGGTAATTATCTCGGTGTTTAAAGATTTTATCTATTACATCTGAAGTTTCAGTTATTTTAAATCCGTCTATCTGTCCCATGCGAAAGTGTTGTTTGCGGTTTTTGTGTTTTCATTCTTAACTTGGTTTAAATATTTTTCAAAGTTAGCAAGTCTTAAAAAATGATCGGGCGTTGCGTTCTTATTTTCTATTACCCAAGTATTACAAATCATGTTTTCAAATGCGAAACACCATTCTTCAGTAGTATATTTATCCAATAGCTTTTTTAAATTACTTTCGGTTTGTGCGTTTAGGGTTCTAAATTTAGCTTGTTGTTTTCCGTGTTTTACAAATTCAGCATTAAACCAATTTAAAAATTTATTTACACGTTCCTGAAAAGGCACTATAATAGATTCTTCTTTCTCTTTCTCTTTCTCTTTTAATTGTACGGTAGGGGCTTCAACACCCCCTTGAATACCCCCTTGAATACCCCCTTGTGTAGGGTCTTGAATAGTTAATTTTGTTTTATCTTCATAACCTTTAATTTGCTTATCAATAGAGTGTTTTTGAGATATGTATGCAAACTTAACCATACCATTTAATTCAGTTTCTTCACCCGTAAATTGTCTTTTAAGTAAAGCATCGTAAAACGCTAAACGGTCTTTATCGTTCAATTCGTTTGCTACGTCCCAGTAACTACGGTAAAACTTAAATGCTTGTCTCATTCTTTAACGTATTGTATTGAATCAATTCTTACGAATATTTTTCTTGACGTTGTTTTCCACCGTGCATTACCTTCTTCGTAAATTCTGTGATATTCGTTTAATTCAATAAATTTTTCTTTTTTCATTTCAGCGTTGCAGATATCTTCAAGAACATCTTCATATTCGTCTAATACTGAAACAATTAATTCTCCAAAATAAATAGTTGTCATAATTTAATTTTTAAGCATAAAAAAAACCTCTTAAATCCTTTGGGGCTTCACTTCCAAATTCATTAAAAGGTTTTAATAACTTCTTTAGGTTCTATAGTGTGAAGCCGAACCGTGTACAAATATACAAATTATTTTTTAATCAAACTCATTATTAATCCATTTTTTTAAAACTTTTCTTTTCCAGTATTGAAATACTCTATTGTTACGCACCGTTAAAGGCTGGTGGTGATACCGTGTTAAATTACGTCTTACTTTCATTTTACACCACGTTTTAAACCTTCAATAAATTGATGCCTTGTTACTACGCTTAACTTGTTTTTAAAGTCAAAAAATTCAAAAACGCTACCTTCGTATCCAAAATCTATTTTCTTCGCCTTAGATTGAATAGTAAAGAAATAGTTTATTTCGTCTTTTTCTATTTCAAAAGTTTTGATTCCCTGATTCCTAAATACTAAAGAGTAAATTGTACCGCCAAACTCTTCCGCTTTTATAATAGCAAAAGGAGTACGCGTTAAATACAATTCTTTTAAAGTTATTTCTGTTTTCATTTTTCGTTTATTTCATTATAAATTGATCCAATTACTATTGCTATAAAACCAACCGCAGCCAGTAATAAAGCCATTTTTGCTTCTTCTGCCATTCTATTCTGATTTAAATTTTACTTTTAATTACTAATTTTAATTCTCCATTAATATCGGATTCTACTTCTTCGTGAATTTTATCGACGTACTTTTGACTAAATTCTACTTCGTGCCATTTATCTGCCGTTAGAATGCTTTTCTTTTGATTGTGGTACGTTTCTACTCCCGAGCTAATTAATGCGCTTAAATCGCTTAAAATAGCTATTAAATCGCCTTTTTCAGTCCATTCGAACGTAACTGTAACTTGCTTTGTCCGTTTTTTCTTAATTTGCCAGTTCATTTTGTGTAATTTATTATAGCATCTAAATAATCATTGTATAGCTTTTCGTTAAATGAACCACCTTTATCTTCAGGACAAATTTTAGTTACCCATTTACGCTTTAAATAAGCTACGTTAGGACGGTGTGGAAAATACGTGTTAACCACGTTTTTAATTTTTGACTTCATCTCTTTTAGTTTTAGAAATTAATACTAAAGATAAACATAATACGCCAGCACCTAATAATAAATAGCTTTCGTAGTTAGCACCCAACAAAATAATTATCGAGTTAATTAAAATTCCTGTTCGTTTTTTCATAATGCTTGTTTAAATGTGCGTTACCAAGTCGCACCCCTTGTTTTTTTATTAATTAAATCCTAATTTATTTCTTAATTTACTTTCGTTTTTGTTATCCATTGAAATCATTTCATTTGCCATAAATAACAAAATCATTGCTTTGTTTTCGTTCCATTCCTGAGCCGTTAAACCTAATTTTTTAGCCACTTCAACTGCTTGCAATCTGAATTCTTTGTCGTTAACAATTGACATTCTTAAATCCATTTCGTTTTTAATCATTTGTTTTGCTTTCATAATCTTAATTTTTATTTCGTTTTGTTTATAGACCAAAATTAATATAAAAATTTAATATAGCAAACTTTTTAGTATTTTTTTTAAATATTTTTTTTTAAGCATAAAAAAACCCCTACCGTTGTAGAGGTCTTTCAATCATAAATTAAACAAAGCATCGTATGAAATGCGTACAAATATAAAAAATTATTTTCCTACTTTGAAACGTCTTAAAACAAATTTTACTATTCTTTTAGCAATTGCCTTCCAAAGTGCGCCTTGGGCATCGACTTTCACCTCGACACCGTCGGGCGTCTTTTTAATATCTATATCAATGTTTTTAGAATCTAAATTAAATTCTTTGTTTATTTCGTCACGTACTATTTTAATATCTACATTCTTTGTGTCAATATCTACTTTTAAGCTCGTTCCGTCTTTTTCTAAATTCACGTCTAAATTATCCGTGTCAATTGTAATTTTTTTCTTTGCCATTTTTAAAATTCGTTTATTAAACAAGTTGAAATACTTGGGTAATCTTTTGCAAGTTTTACCATTCTTTCGTAATCTGGATTATTATTTAATACTAAACACCCTTCAGACCAACCACCAATTTGAGTAGCTACCTGTTGACTGCCTTTATTATAAGTTGCGCCGTGAATATTCATAAAAATATTATCCGTTTTTATTTCAGTCGTGGGATTCGTTTTAAGGTCGTTTGTAAAATCACGTCTATATGGAACACCTTTTATTTGTCTAAGTGCCTCCATTTTGCCTCTGTGAAGTCCGTAAGCGTGTGAGTCATAATTCCAACGATCAAACTCCATTACAGCAGTTCCTTTGTTTCCTTTGTTTGTTGTGCATGAAGTAACAAACTGAAAGGCTTCGCTTTTAAAGATATACACTTTATCGTCAAAAACATTATTAGCATCTTCGTTTGAACGTACAAATAAAAGCCATATACCAGCTGGAATAAATTTAAACGTAGGTAAACTCTTTGCCTTGTCTAAAAGTTGTTTATCCGTGTAATTCTTTACGTTTGTCATAAATTATTTTTTCGCTAATTTACGGTTTTTATTTTCAAGTACGGCAACCGTATCATTTTTTACACTTGGTAAAGTCGGTTGTTTCTCTTCAATAGGTTTTCTGTTGTAATATTCGTTTTTATCTAAACAGTTGTATAAACGGTCTTTAACGTCTTGTACTTCAAAATGCGTATAAGCTAACCATAACGCTAAAACTCCGATAGCGCCTTGTTTTTTTATCACTTCAATAAATTGTGTAATAGGTATCATTTTCATAATTAATTTTCAAAAGGTGGGGGTGTTGGTTTTGGTTCGTATGGTATTAACTCAAGGTCTTTAACCCAAAGATAATTAGGATTAACACACTGCTCCATTTCCTCTACTGAAATAATCCAGTTATCATTCAAGTCCTGAATAGGATTAAAGTAAGAATCAGGTGCATACCATTGACCTACTAATTCGTTTTTTTGTAATTCTGTAAGTAACCCTACATAGGTTAACTTTTGTTCTGTTGTTAAATCTGTTAGTTTCATACTTGACGTCCTAAAGTTGTTTGGAATGCTTGTACGGCTGTGTTCATATCAGTCATATTTTGACTTGTTAAACCATCTCCAATGAAAGCATAAGCTTGTTGTTTATTATCAAATAAAGAACTACCATTATAACCGCCTAATAAAAAAGGTAAATTACTTAATGAATTAGGAATATTTGCATAAGTTGTTTGGGTTCCTCTAACTTGTAAATTTATTTGAGTTCCATTATTTCTATTAGCTATAAATAAACCTCTTGAATCAGTTGTTGTTGTTGTAGCTGAATTAGGTCCATTAACTCTTAAAAATGTTGTATTAGACGCTCTAAAAAATAATGATGTTTCATTAGCTTGACCCCCTGTTATATTTGCTATTGAAGGAGCCAATATATCTGTATTACTTCTTGAATAAACACCTATACTTGTTGAATTTAAACTAAGAACATTTTGTGCAATTAACTTTGTATCAGCATAAGCATTTGTGCCATTAGGCAAAGCTCCATTACTTGAATGAGTCCAACCTCCATTAAACACAAGTCTAAATGCAGCATCTAAGTCCCTTGGGTCTTTAAGGTTGAATTTATGTTGAGCAGCCGTACCACCAACCATTGGATACAAAGCCTTCATCTTAGTCCAAAGTGAATACCCTTTCAAATCAACTACCAAAGTATTAATAGCAGCTTGTTGAGTAGGGTCTGTTATTGCAGCCGCTGTTATGAATGCTTGAGCGTCTGGGTCTGTTGTAACACCTACAATATCAGTTAAACCCGCCCAGCTATCAGCGTGAATGTCACCCCAGCCGATGGCATTGTTTGCACCTTGTCCCCAACCTATTGCGTTGTTAGCTGCTCCGTCACCCCAACCGTTTGTATTTGCCATTCGTCTTTGTTTAAGTTGTTATATCTCCAAATAAAACCCATTCATCGGTACCTACCTTTATTAACGTTGCAACCGAATATTGTCCCGTTGTTTTAGTTTTACCGCCTGTTGAATGTAAGGTAACTCCAGCAGTTCCAGCGATAGTTGTTTGTCCAGCGCCATGTTGATACACAATCATTTCCGTACCTATCGGAAACGCATGGCTTGAATTTAACGGAATACGTAAATCATTTGCCGTACCACGATCCGTTTTTATAATTTTATTAGCGTCCGATAAAGTTAAGTTGGTTAGCGAAGCCGTATAAGTAACCATTGTCTTATTGAATACTTGAGCGCCCGTTACGTACTTACTTGAAAACGTACCACCTCCATCGTCTTGTGCAATTGCAAAACGATCGGTAGCAACTATATTACTTCCCTTTGCCGTTAATTGACTTATCTTTACGTTTGCCATTTTGCTTACTTAAATAGGTTAATAATTTCTTTATGTTTTCGTCTTTTGGTTTGTAGTTCTTCATAAATACCAGCCAGTATAATTATTGTTTGTGTCGGGGTACATATCCCCGTTTGAATTACTATTATATTCAGGAAATAAATCGTTGTTAAATGATATATAATCAATAAATCTTTCAGTATAGTGTTGTGCAATAGAACGCTCTTTTTCTATTAAGAAATCAATTTCTACCTTTTCAACGTTCGTAGCGTTTTCCGAATTGTGTTTGTACACCCCTTTGTTCGCTATTGTATAAGCTGCAAATGGTAAATATTCAACCATTGCCCAGTGAATTAGCATAGGCTTTACATACGTAACTAAAAGATTATTGTAATCAGTTGGTATTGTGTAAATTGAACTTATTGTAACCGCTCCATTTGTGCCGCCCGTCACTGTTGCCGTATTTCCTACCGTGTAACCCGTACCAGCCGTGTTAATTGTAGCTGCCGTAATTAAACCACCAGCCGCCGTAATATTTAATTTTAGACCCGTTCCCGTTGCGCTTGTTGTATTTATAGCAGTTCCCGTAGTATATCCCGTTCCTTGGTTGCTTATTGTAATTGCTGTCGGTATTCCTGAAGCCGCTAAAATAATTTCGGACTTTAATTTTTCAAGTAAATCAGTACCCAAGTAATTTTGTATGTGAATGTCTTGCGAAATTTTGATGTACTGTAGAAAATTGTCACTATCTACGTTACCGTTCATTGCAGTGAACTTAACGATATCTTGTCTTGTTATGAGTAGTGCTTCTGCCATTTTATATTACGTCTGAAGGTAAATTATTATTTCGCGGGCTAAACCCTTTTAAAGGCAAATTATTAGGGTATATTGAAACTTCGTAAGGGTTCGTTACTTTATATCCTTTAATTTCTGCTGCTCTTGTTCCTATTTCAGAATAACCTTTTTCAATAGCGTTTAAATCTAACATAAAAGTTACCCTTGAAAATTTGTGGTGACATCGTGGACCGCCTTTAAAACGAAATATATCGTACGTATTTGCACCGCCTTCGCCAAAACCAGGATTAACCGCCCTTCTACTCATTGCATCAATATCTTCTTTTCTAAACAACCTATTTTCTTTTGACATCATTGCTTTACAAAAGTCACGGTCGGGTGCTTTATTTCCCGTGTATTTATAACGAACTTTAAAGTATTTTAAATCTCCTACTTTTTTATCTTGTGCGCTCTTTTTATCGGGTTGCGGGTTACCAGTTTGAACAAGGTTAATTAAGCGGCTTAAAAGCGTTGTTTTAGGCTCTAAATCTAATTCAGCTTTAATTAATTGCGAATCTAATTCTTCGTCATTTTCTGAAGCCTCTCGTTCGTCTACCATTACCCAGCCTTCGCCTAATTGGTTCGCATCAACTTCGTTTAATATTTCTTCTAATTCCGTGTTTATTTTGCTTAATTCAGTTCCCGTTTCTTCAGCAACTTGTTCTTCGTTTTGTGCGTTTTCTAAATCTACAAACTCCAAAGGTTGTAACGTTTTAAAGAATAACTTCAAAGAAACACTGTTAAAGGCTAAAATTTTATCAAAGGCATCTATTATTTGGTCTTGAATAGGTTTAATAACCATATTGTCAAACAAAATAGAAGCGTTTTTTAATTCATCGGCGTTTGAACTAAAACCATTTGCAGAACCTAAACCGAAAAGAAGCGGCGAAGTAACGTTATGCGCTAACATAATTTTCTTTACGCACTCCTCACTTAAGTAAGTGTAATGTTCAGGCGCATCGTTTAACGGTAAATCGTCTACCGTTGTTTTGCTTTCTTGGTTATTATTAAAAGCTACAATAACTTTTTGTCCTCTCGAACCCGTTAACTGGCTTAATACCTTGCTTTTAATTATACTTTGTTGTTCTTCAGTAGGTACGCCGTTATTAAAGTTTACTACTTTAGTTCCCGAAAAACCGTTTTGAACTTCGTTAATTAGGTAATCAGCAATTTCTTCTTCTAACTTTGCATAAGGTAACCCACCCTGATAATCAGGCAAAGCGTAATATTTCATACCAACCGCGTACGGCTTTGAATAAAGTATTTCTATTTGTTCGTTTGAATATCCGAAAGCGGGTATTCTTTTAGGAGCGTATTTTTTTACGTCCAACCAATTATCTGAATAATAATAACCTTCTATTTCACCGTCTTTATTGCACTTTTCAGCACGTAATAAATTAACTGGTATATGATAAGCTTTTAAAATCTTTTCATGCGTCTTATCGTAGTGTATTTGCATTGCAAACTGTCCGAACATTTTTCTATCCAGTACTATTTTACGAATACAATCAGCATGAAATAAAGCCATCATTTGAGCGTACTCATTTGGCTTTTTACTTGCATCTAATGCACTTAATCCACGACCGTAAATTAATCTATTAACGTTGTTTATTACCGAGCTATTAGTTGTCGAATTAACGTACCTATCAATAATAAACTGAAAGTAATTATTATCCTCGCCAAACTCAACCCAAGCGTCGCGTTTTGATTCTTGAATTACGGGCGTTGTATAAGAACTTAATTCTAAAACGTGTATATTACTCATAAACTATAAATTCATTTGTGGTGCTATTAGCAGTATATTGGTTTTTGTTTACTGAAAAACTCGAAACATTTTGATCAGTGCAAAATATCCTATCCTTATAAACTACCGTAGCACCGTTAATAAATACCAAATCGTAAAAATGATTTTCTACTAAATTAAATTCAGCTTCAAACGTATCGTAATATTCCCCTTGTGTATAAGTGTAACCAGTTATTTCAGTTGTTACGTTCGTTTGATCGTCCGTAATAGCTACATAATCAAAAACTTTATTTCGTGGTATAAACACAAAGTCTTGGTCATTTGTAGAAGTAGTTAGAATAATCATATATTATAAACGTCAAAAGTACGATTTTGTCCTTAAACAAAAAACACCTACCGAAGTAAGTGTCTTTTGAGCAAGTATATAGAAGAAAGAAATTAAGCAGTAACTATTTGTGCATCTACTCCAGCGCCATCTTCAAACAAAGTTTTCAATTGTGCTTCAGTTGAAACATCAAGGAAATTAGCTGGTGAAACTTCCATAGCTTCAAAAGTTAAATTATAACCATTGAAGTCACCTAAAGCCGAACCTGAAGAAACTGTACCAGCAGTAACGTCCGCACCTTGTGTAAGTCCCATTAAAAAGAATTGGTCAGTCATTGTTCTTACAACAATTCTTGGTCTACCATAAGCCAAAAGTTTAACGTTTTTATGCGTTGTAACGTCTTGTCTTTTTAATTGAATAGTAAGCGTTTGTTGAAAAAACGTAGTACCGTTATCGCGGCTTGAATTAATTGTAGTTTCAAAACTATTAGCACCTTTTAATTCGTATTTATACAATTGTAAAGCACCAGCAGCAATTGGAGTCCAGTCGCTAATCTCATCCGTTGAACCAACGTAAGTAACGCTATCGGGGTTTAAGTCATCGTAGTTTATAAAGTAAATAGACTTCAATCCCGAAACGGAATCTTTACATTGTTCTATTCTACCATTTGTTATATCACAGCTCATTTTATTATTTTTTAAAGTTTAACAAAAAAAAAGGTGGTGTATATTGCACCACCCTTTATTATAGTTTATGTTTTTTAGTTAGCCGAGTTAACGATTCCGTAAGTAACTAAGTCAGAAGCAAAACCGTATTTAGCATCTGCTGTAAATCTCATTACTACGCGTACATTTTGCGAACCGTCGATATCTCCCATATCAATAACTTTAACTTCGTTCATGTCATTCATTAAACCAGTAGCAAAGTACAAGTTAGAAGTTTGAGAAAGTAACGCAGTGTTAGAAGCAAGACCGTTAGCTAAGAATATTTTAACACCGTCAAAATACAAGTCATTCAATACTTGGTTGTTTCCTTTGTTGTCGTAACCGTTAGCACCTACACCCGAAGCAGCGAAGCCACCTAAAGCACGAACGTAAGCTCTATAAATGTTATTAGAAACATACAAAGTTAAATCTTCTTTACCGTACAAAGCAGCTGGTAAAGCATCAACGATTGAACCTAATTGAGCAACTACGTTAGTAGCGTCAACAGTAGTACCAGCAATTTCTTGAGCAGCTGGTAAAGCAGCATCAGTTGTTAATTGTGTCATGATACCCGCGAACTGTCCAGCAGTTGCGTTAACACCTCTCCAGATTGAAGTTTCCATTCCAGCAGCAACTTTTTCAGCAGCGTGTGCAATTAAGAAATCAGCAAATGATTTAGGTAAAACATCGAATGCAGAATATCCCATTTGAATTGCATCCCAATCCTGTCTAAAGTCAGATTTACACAATTGTAAATTAATTTGATAGCTCTCGGGTTGAAGTATACGTTCAGTTAACGTAACTGTTGACGTAGGGTCGAAATCGCACGTTGCATTTTTGATGATGTCATCTGTACTGACACGCTTAATTACCTGCTTATATTTCACGTTAGGCATAATAGTAATACCGCCTTTTTCCAAAGTTGGAGCGCTTAACAAAGCCGCAGCGATATATTTTCCAGCGAACTCACCAGCATACGTTGTAGTAATGCTTTGAGTAGTTGATAGGTTAATTTTTTCCATTTTTATTTAGTTTTTTATTTTATTTATACTACGGTTAAAGTAATTGCACCAGCAGAAGTACCAAGTCCGAAAACATACCAGTTTGTTCCGTCACCAACTAATTCTACGAAATCACCGATTGTGTCAGCAGAAGCCGAAAAAGTAATTGTGTTTTCATCAGCACCCGGTACGTTAGTACTGTTTACGATAACACCACCTTGAATTTTGTTTGTAGCCGCTTTAATAGTCCATGCAGTTGTTGCGAATAACGCACCTACTACAAACTTGTAAGCTTGTCCAGCTCCATCGGCAACCGCTGGTAATGTAATTTGCGCTCCAGCAGCAGCGTTTAAGATAAATACTTTACCGCTATCTTCAGCAGTTAAAGTTGTTGCACCTGTCAATGTTTCAATTACACCTACTTGACGTAAAGAATCATTTGAGATACTTGTTAATGTTGTACTCATTTTTTATTGTTTTTTAAATTATTACTTATTTAGTTTGTTTAAAACTGAATCCATAATGGTGCGTGGTCTTTTAGACGCAAATTTTATAGACTCAACTTTGTTTTCGTTTTCAGGATTAAAAGAAATTGGTTTAACTTCTTCAGATAGTTCTACCTCGTTTTCTTTAACCTCGTTTGATTTGCTTAATTCAGCTTTGAGCATTTCGTTTTCTTTTTTCAATGCTTCAATTTCCGAAAAGAAACTTTCTTTAATTGTGCTTTCAACTACTTTTTTAGGAGCGCTTTTAGCCGTTTCCATTTCTTGTTCTTTTTTCGCTTCTTCTTCGATAGGCTCTTCAACTTCTACTTCTTCTTCTTCTTCAACCTTTTCTTTTACTTCGGAAATAATTCCCTCTTCAACAACGATTAACATACGACCGTCTTCCATTTCGTATTCTCCTACTGGCACGGGTATTTTTTGTTCGTCTTCCGTTACTACGAAAATTTCGTTACCAGCTTCAAACATATCAGCTTCTAAAACTGTTACGCCATCCATTAGTTTCATTT